CTGACGATTTTTGACAGCACCTATGAGGGATCTCCGGCAGTCCGCTTGCAGACGCTACGAGAGCATGAAGAACTACGCACGGCGCTTGAAGGCGAAGGCCACTCGTACAGGACGAAGATCATCCCCCCACGTGGCAGAACGCACCGACGCCCAAAAGGACGCCCGAGGGAAATCGTGGTGATTCTGGTGAAGGAGTACGCCCGTGACTGACGAACCCAGAGGCTGGCATGTGATGCCGGTCAACGACCTCAAGGAGCACGAGTGCTCAGCGGACTGCTGGTGTGAGCCTACGCTCGACCCAGAGGCTGACGGGCTGGTCTACATCCACCACTCGTTGGATGGGCGTGAGCGGGAGGCACACTGATGCCCCTCGACATCGACTACACGCCCCCGCCGACGGGTGAGAAGTTCATGAAGTCCGACGCCAAGATGCGCGTGCTCATGGGTCCTGTCGGCAGCGGGAAGTCGGTGACGTGCAGTTTCGAGATCATCCGCCGGGCGGCCATGCAGGAGCCAGACCCGAATACGGGTAAGCGCAGGACCCGGGCGGCCATCGTTCGCGAGACGGCGCGTCAGCTGCAGGACACGACGATCAAGACGTTCCTCGACTGGTTCCCGCCGGGGCCGTGCGGGCGCTACATGCGCACCACCAAGACCTATTTCTTCGAGGTCGGGGACGTCGAGTGCGAGATCATGTTCCGGGCGCTGGACGACGCTGATGATGTGGCCAACCTGAACTCGCTGGAGCTTACGTTCGCGTGGTTCAACGAGTGCCGGGACATTCACCCCGAGATCGTGGACGCCATGTCGAAGCGGATCGGGCGATTCCCGTCTTCCAAGGACGGCGGGCCTACGTGGTTCGGGATGTGGGGGGATACCAACCCGCCAACCATGGACACTTGGTGGTTCTACCAAATGGAACACCTCGACCCCAAGGACGGGGTCAGCCCCAACGACAACGGGTGGGATGTGTTCAAGCAGCCCTCGGGGCGGAGCGTCTATGCCGAGAACATCGAGAACCTGCCAGAGGGGTATTATGATACCCAAGGCCGGTCGGAGGAGTACATCCGGGTCTTCATCGATGGCGAGTACGGGCTGAGCTCGGCAGGGCAGCCGGTGTACCAGTACTTTCGTGCGGACTACCACATGGCGTCGTCGCGCCTGCGACCCATCATCAACGGCACGCGGCCGATCGTCGTGGGGATGGATCTGGGGTTGACGCCGGCGGCTGTTCTGGGGCAACAGGATCCTCGCGGGCGGGCGCTTGTCTACGACGAGCTGGTCAGCTTCGACATGGGCGTACAGCGCTTCGTCCGCACGATGCTCAAGCCATTGCTGCTTGAGCGGTTCTCAGGCAGCCCCATCCTCGTGGTCGTTGACCCGGCGGGCGTGCAGAGGGCACAGACCGACGAGCGGAGCGCAGTCGACATAATCAGGGCAGAGGGGCTCAAGGTCATACCGGCCAAGACCAACAAGGTCAGCGCACGCCTCAACGCAGTCGACGACTACCTCATGAGGCAGGTGGACGGGGACAGCGCGTTCCTCGTGGACCCACGGTGTACGCAGCTCAAGGCCGCGATGATGGGCGGGTACAGGTTCGACAAGAACGGGAAGATCGACAAGACGGGGGCGGCCGGACGGCACAGCCACGTGGCCGAAGCGCTCCAGTACCTGATGCTGCATATATCTAGTAGCTCAACGGATGGGATACACAATATGCAGGCGCGGACGGTGAAAAGGGTTGCAGCCGCCGGGTGGACGTAATATACAGACCACGTCACTTCCGACCTCCCTGTTGGAAACTCGCTCGACTACTGGCCCCCGTCGGATCCTCCCCCGGCGGGGGCTTTTTTCTCTGGCTTGTCTATAAACCGGTTTGGGTATAGATTACGCCCAGTGCAGTCTGGAGGACACCATGGCCACGATCACTCCTGCCATCAACACCGCGATCGCGGGCGTACCCCGTCTGGTCTGGTCCGGGGCTGCCACGGGCGACACCATCAACCCGTTCACCTTATCCCAGCAATACGGCCTCGCTGCTTCGATGCAGGCCGTGGGTACCTTCGGTGGGGCGACGGTGAAGCTGCAGGTCAGCAATGACGGGACGAACTGGGCCGACGCCAAGGACGTACTGGGGGATGTCGTGACCATGACGGCGACCGGGTACTTCGAGCTCTCGCTGTCGGCAGCCTACATCAAGCCGGTTATCACGGGCGGCACTGGTGACTCCATCGATGTGATCGTGATTCTGCGGGGCAGCCATGGGGTTTAACCTCCCCCTACTAAACCGGAGGCGGCGCCGCATTAGCGGATCGGGCGGCGGGGGCGGCCCCGCAGCATCCGGCGGCACTGAGACCGTTATCGACGTGTCGGGCACCTACTACAGAGTGCATACGTTCCTGTCGGATGGGACGCTCACCGTCACACGCGGCGGTGGTATGGAGTACCTTGTCGTGGGTGGCGGCGGTGGCGGGGGCGGTGCGACCTCAGCTTCAACTGGCGGGGGCGGCGGTGCTGGCGGTCTGTTATCTGGGACGACTGCGGTCGAAACCGGGTCTATCGCCGTCTCGGTTGGCGCTGGTGGGACTGGGGGCGATACCTCTGGTACCGGTGGGACCAACGGTGGGGATAGCTCGTTTGGCGGCATCACCGCCACTGGCGGTGGTTTTGGTGCGGGGCGGCTAAGTGTTTCTGATACTGGGGGTGATGGCGGCTCCGGCGGCGGGGGTACTGGTGAAGGTGATAGTACCCCCGGTGGAACTGGCGTGGTCGGGCAGGGCAATGACGGTGGGCGCTCATACGGCTCTGGTACCAGCGGGGATAGGGCTGGCGGTGGCGGTGGCGGTGCGGGGACGGCAGGACAGGATGCGGCTCTTCAAACCGGCGGTGATGGCGGTGCGGGTGTAACGTCTCTTATCAGCGGGTCTGCTGTCGGGTACGCCGGCGGTGGCGGTGGCGGTGCGAGGTCTGGTGCTTCGGGGTCTGCTTCGGATGGTGGTGGCGCTGGCGGTGGCACGACCGGTGGACAGAATGCAACGCCGAATACCGGCGGCGGTGGCGGCGGTGCGGGGTCGTCTTTCAACAACCCAAACGTTGGTGGGGATGGCGGGTCGGGCATCGTGATTGTGCGGTACCCGATCTCTCCCGCGACTTGACGGCGAAGGAAACTGCAAACCTAGAGACCTACTGGCGGACACTGTTATGAGGCACCCACTAACAGACTTGCTCACCGCCCTCCTAATGTGTAAAGTCTTAACATGGCCGGATTGACAATGCTCCGTGTAGTCGACAACAGTACTCTTGCCCGTGAGGAGCAGGAGCGCGTCGACCGTGAGCTTGCTGCCCGCCAGAATGATCCGTTCATCCTCGGACTGACAGCGTATCTGCGGGAGTGCTGGGACGCCGCTCGTATCGCCAAGAAACCTATCGAGTACATAATGCTGCGCGCGATGCGCCAGCGCAACGGCGAGTATGAGGCGGACAAACTCCAGCAGATCCGCGCACAGGGCGGCTCCGAGATCTACATGATGATAACGGAGGTGAAGTGCCGTGCAGCCGAGAGCTGGCTGCGGGACATCCTGCTGGATCAGGGCACGCCCCCGTGGGACCTGCAACCCACGACGATCCCTGACCTGCCCCCCGACGCCGAGAGCCAGCTGCAGCAAGTCGTGGCGCGGCGCCTCGTAGAGATCATGCAGCAGACCGGTCAGGCGCCCGCACAGGAGGACGTGGTGGCGCTGCGTGAGATGGTGGCTCAGGACTACCGGTTCTCCCTGCTTCAGGAAGCCCAGAATCGCGCCGACAAGATGCGCTACAAGATCGAGGATCAGTTTGAGCAGGGTGGCTGGGCACAGGCGTTCAACGAGTTCATCACCGACCTCGTGACATTCCCATGTGGCTTCGTGAAGGGCCCGGTAGTGCGCCGGCAGCGCGTCCTGAACTACACGAAGGCCTTCGATGGTTCGACGCTGGTGGAGGCGGCAGAGAGGCTCGGGCCGGAGTACGAGCGGGTTGACCCCTTCCGGATCTATCCAGAGCCCGGCATTACCAACATCTCGGACGGGTACCTGTTCGAGCACCACCACATGAGCCGCATGGAACTGGCCGATCTGATCGGCGTGCCGGGCTATGATGACGATGCGATCCGCAAGGTGTTGGAGATCGGGAACGGCCAGTCGTGGATCAACGAGGATGTCGAGTTGCAGAAGGAAGAGGAGGAGCGCAAGTTCTATGCGTACAACTCCCCGACCGAGATGTTCGACGCCCTCGAGTTCTGGGGGCAGGTCAGCGGGGAGATGCTTCGCGAGTGGGGGCTGAGCGAAGATGAGGTTCCGGATCCGGCGCGTGAGTATGACGCCAACGTGTGGATCGTAGGGAACTACGTTATCAAGGCCGTGCTGAACTACGACCCGCTCGGGGAGAAGCCCTACGCCAAGACCAGCTTCATCAAGCAACCCGGCGCCTTCTGGGGCAAAGGGATCCCGGAGATCATCGAAGACCTGCAGAACGTGTGCAACGCTGCGGCGCGCTCGCTCGTCAACAACATGGCGTTGGCATCTGGCCCGCAGGTCGAGGTGAATCTCGAACGGATCCCACCGAACGAAGACATCACCCAGCTGCACCCGTGGAAGATCTGGCAGGTCATGAACGATCCGCTGGGATCCAGTGCGCCGGCCGTGCGCTTTGCTCAGCCAGATTCTCGCGCCAATGAGTTGATGGGCGTCTACGACCGGTTCTCCAGACTCGCCGACGACCACTCCGGCATCCCGGCGTATGTCTACGGCGATCTGAACGTTCAGGGCGCCGGGCGTACGGCCTCGGGCCTGTCCATGCTCATGGGGTCTGCCGGCAAGGGTATTCGGCAGGTGGTCATGCACATAGACAACGACGTCACGCACCCCATCGTGCGGCGGCAGTTCGTCTACAACATGCGGTATGATCCGGACGAGTCGATCAAGGGCGATGCCGAGATCGTGGCCCGCGGCGCGATCAATCTGGCGGTCAAGGAGACGGTCAACGTGCGGCGCGTCGAGTTCCTCAACGCGACGGCCAACCCGATTGATATCGAGATCATGGGTGTCGAGGGCCGGGCGGCCATCCTGCGCGAGGTGGCCAAGGGGCTGCAGATGCCGGTCGATCAGGTTATCCCGTCCCGCGAGAAGATGTCCTACGAGGAGCAGCAGCGCGCCAAGAGCGCAGCAGCCCAGATGGGATCGCAAGGTGGCGGTGAGGCCACGCCCACGTTCCCCGGCGGAATGCCGATGGGTGGGCAACAGGCTAACACCGTGATGAATCGTAACACTGGGGGTTCGGCATGAAGCGTCCGGGCCCAGACGTGGTGAAGGCGATGGCTCTGACAAGGCGCCAGTTTCCCGAGCTCTTCGAGTGGCTTAGGGAGTGGTACCGCGAAGAGCTGGAGCGGCTGCCCAGTGTTGGCCAGAACGTGACTCTTGCTCAGGGGCGGTGTCAGGTTCTCAAGGAGCTTCACGACCACATGGAAAAGTCCCCTGACTGGGCAGCACAATCCAGAGGATAGCTGCGGATTACGCACACCGATAAGGAGCGTTCAATATGGCACTACCGGCGCAAGTCCAGAAACAGTCTGAGGCAGTGAACAAACTGTACGAAGAGCTCAACGGTAAACCCGAGGAGGCCGGCGTGGATAGCGCCGAGGCCGCCGAGGAGACTGTTGGGGTCGATACAGCCGACACGGCCGACAGTGATGGCGGACAAGCACCCGCACCCCGGCAGGAAGAGCAGAACGCCGCGGGTGACAAGGACGAAGAAGAGACCTACGAGCAGCGTTGGCGGTCCCTGCAGGGGATGTACAACGCTGAGGTTCCACGGCTTCACGCTGAACGGCGTGAGCTGACCAATCGCGTGCAGCAGCTGGAGCAGCTTCTGGCGTCGATGACCGCCAAACCCTCGGAGCAGGCTGAGACGCCTGCAGAAAAGCTCATCACCGAGCAGGACATCGAGGATTATGGCGACTCCATCGACGTGATGCGTCGGGTCTTCCGCGAGGAGGCCGGAGCGCTGAAGCAGGAGAACGCCCAGCTTCGCCAAATGCTGCAGCAGATGCAGGCAAATGTTGTGCCCAAGGTACAGCAGCTGTCACAGCGTCAGGCTGTATCGAGCGAGCAGGCGTTCTGGGCAGAACTGCAGACTGCGGTTCCAGACTGGCAGGACATCAACACCAGTCGGGAGTTCCAGTCGTGGTTGCTCGAAGTGGATCCGCTGACTGGCGTGCCGCGCCAGACATATCTGGAGGACGCGCAGCGGAATCTGGACGCACGTAGGGTTGTGAACTTCTTCACCGCTTGGAAAGGGCAGGCCGGTGTACCGAATGCTCGGAGCACGCGGACAGCGCAGTCAGCCTCGGAACTTGAGAAGCAGGTCGCGCCCGGAAGGGGGCGGTCCGGTGGAAACAAGACGGCCGGGGAACCCAAGACCTATACCCAAGAGGACATCAAACGGTTCTTTACCGATGTCCAGAAGGGGAAGTACAAGGGTAAAGAGACTGAGCGGGACCGCATTGAGCGCGACATTTTCGCTGCACAGCGGGAAGGTCGTATCGTAACTGCATGATCTAGGAGCTAACAGATGGCTTTCCCTGTCGCCGGCGGCCGCCCGAACTATAGCGGCAACTTCATCCCCGAGATCTGGTCGGGCAAACTGATCGAGAATTTCTACGACGCCACCGTGCTCGCAGCGATCTCGAACACCGACTACGAAGGCGAGATCCGGAGCATGGGTGATACGGTCAACATCCGTACCACGCCGGAAATC